AAATATGGGCCTGCCAAGTCCATCCAATACAAGCTGACCGTCCGCGTCGCTCAGCGCCATAAAGACGGTCGTGCCGTCATCTTGGATGCTGGCCGCACCGCCGCCTCCACCCGCGGGCGTGGTGAACGCGCCGGTGCCGTCATAGAATTTTGTGGCGTCATTCGGCAGCTTCGGAACAAAGCCATGACGCGCGGTGGTAGCGTTGTTGGTGGTGATGTCCGACAGCGACAAATCGCTATCCTTCACCAGCGCGTAGGCCGGGAATGCTGCGCCGTTCAGGAACTTGGTCGCGTCATTGGGCGAGGCTAGGCCGCCCCAGGCCGTGGCGCCGCGCTCCAGCAGCATGCCCGGTGTGCCGCCGATAAGGTCCAGATAGGCCGACACTTTGGCCGCCGTGGTCAGGTCAGGAATGTTCGCGTTCGTGCGGGCCTGTTGAAGCCATTTTCGCTGGAATTCATCAGTGGGCTTGCCGCTGCCGTCCGTTATCGGCACGTTGAAGTTCAGAGGATTTACGTTATTTTTAAGCGTCTTGGGAGTGGCCATGTCAAGAGCCCGCCTCACCTTGCTGGGTGGTGGCGGGTGGGGTTAGCGACACGTCCGCGCCATCAATGCGGATCAGGCCGCCCACGTCCGACAGCTCGAATATGCGGCCTGGCGAATTGAAACTACCCAGCGATCGCCAGGCGATTTCATCGCCAAAGTTGCCCGGTGTGAGCGAAACAATGTCGTAAGTGCTCCAGCTATGTTCTGAATCATCGCTGTAGCGCAGCTTGAAATCCACGGCACCAGTACTGTCCAAAAAGCCGAATGACGCGGTGATTTGCAACGAATCACAGCCGGTGTAGTCACGCGAGCGCGACGTAACGGCACCAGTGCAGACATGCGCTATCTGTGTGGCGTCGTTGTCCAGCACCGCGCCCGGGGTCATTTCCCATATGGTGGGCGTGGCCAAGTCACCGGCGACGATGCGCGTTCCCCACATGCAGCCGTTCTGCATGGTCCACTGCGGGCTCAAAGAGCCGTAGCCGGTCGCGGGCGTGCCGGTGACGAACTGGCTCCATTGCTGCGTTATCACGTCAAAAACAAAGGTGCCCTGCGCGCCCAGGTCCAGGACATAGAAGGTATGTCCGTCCAGCGTGTAGCTCCACGCGCGGTTCGAACTCACCACCGCCGCGCCGTCAGTGGAACCTGCGGCACAGGAACACTGTGCAGGTGGAGCAGAGGGGAGCGGTAGGGTGGGACCGTTGGGGAACAGGCGCATCCAGCCCGACAGGGTGTGATTTCCCAGTGTCCCCATATAGGTGCCAATATAGTTCGGAAAAGTGGTTCCTTCGGTCCATGTGGCGGCTGCCACGATGGAATCGTTAGTATCCTCAGAGCCCGACATGGTGGGCGTGTTCATGTGAGATACGACTTGAGTCGTGGCGGTGCCGGCGATCGTGTTGAGCGTCGTCAGAGTCGAGTTAAGGTTTGGGCTCCACGTATAGAACCGCCCATTTTTTATGCTCGCGTAGCGAAAATGATTGTCCGCGCCGCTACTGGTGTAGTCAACCGCGCACTTCCACATCAACGCGCCAGTGGTGCCGTTCAGCTTGCAAACATAACTCTGGACCGCCACCACATCGGTGGTCTGCACGCCGACAAGAACATTACCGTCCGTTTGGTCATAGGCTACGCCACTCATGACGCTGAAAGTGGCCCAGGTCGCATCAATGTTGGCTGGCGCGAAGGTATGCAGCGCGCCAGTAAACGATGGGACTCCGCCTGACGTAACAGACACTTTATACAAACTGAACACATTTACGCCGCGGCCCAACACGTAAGCTGTTCCGGTAGTGGCGTTAACTGCGCCGCGGCCTAGCGCGGCCACGCCAGTTTCAACAGTGTTTCCCAAATTCAAATTTGTGAAACCCGGTATAGTTAAAATACACACTTCACCTTTGTTAAATGCAAAAGGCGTTGTAATCACAAAATCTGTTTGGCCGGCGCGCAGCGGCGCTATGGCGCCAGGCGACAAAATACGCTTGTCGGTGCTGGGAGAAGTAGAAGCGCTTACCGTGCCGAATGTGCTCACTAAAGACAGGTCACAAGCACACAAAAGGGCCATCTGAACAGAATTCGAACTTATATTAGTGCACCCGGCCAAATGACCACTGTAAGTTACACATAGCGGTCTGTCGGATATTCCTACGATGCCGATAGCGCCAATGGTTTTAGCCGCGGTGACATCGCCGGACAAGTAACCGGTAATCTGGCTAATTCCCGCAGCAGCGCCGCCGGCAGTCTTTGCACTATAAAAACGATTGTTCGTCCAGTCCGGCGCAAGCAAAGTATCGAAGGAGATTACGACGGCGCCGGGCACATAGCCCATGAGAGAGGCGGTCATGCCGGCCATCCCTGGAGACTGCGCACCTGTGTGCGGATTCGCTCCTCAATACCGTGCGTGGAAATGCGGTGGACGCCAAACTGCGCAGTGCCGCCATAGCCGTAGCCGATGGAATACACTTTCAGGTCATCGCCAACCAAAATGACGCTGTCGCCCACCTCAACGGCCGTGCCGGCGAGCGTGCCGCGGCGGTACACCCGCCCGTCAACCGGCGCGAAAGGCGCGGCAAAGTTGCCGGTCGCGTACCAATTTTCTGTGCTGCCGTCGCCCATGATGACGGCCTGATCGCCAATCGTAACCATCTGCGAAATGTTGTCGGGGTTGCTTTCCTTGGACGCAAAATTCAGCGGGTCAATTCGCGTCTCGCCGGGATTGATCCAGTAGAATTTGTTGGTACCGCCCACGTTCACCAGGACGCTGCCGGAGAGGTTCGTAATGGAGGCGGGCACTTCGCCGGCGGCCATGCCCGGGACAGTCTGGAGCGCCTGGCTGCCGCCGCCTGTGAGCGTGGCAGAACCCCAAGTGAGGAACGCGCCGGCGAATATGGTGGTGGTGACAGTATTGCCCGTGGCCAGGTCCGCCAGCGCGGTGAGCACCAGCGTGGTGGGCGCAGTTTGAATGGAGGGGCCAGCAGCCGACACCACGGCAGAAGGGCCAGGTACGGCGGTGCCATAATCGCCACCAGAGACGCCGGAATAGTTCAGCAACAGCGCCATGGCAGAGAGTGAGCTTTGATCGCCGGTGAGGCCGAAGCCGTCCGCGACCGCAGAGCCCAGCCGGGCACGATAGGGGTTCGCGGAGGTGCCCACCTGGCCGGCTGCGTTGACGGTGGCGCTCCAGCAGTAATAGACCCCGCCAATTTCGATTACCTGCCCACCGGCGTCTTTATCGGTGATGCTGCCGCCCGCCAGGGTGAGCGTGCCCATGGCGTGGGAGGTGTAGTATTGAAGGGTCTGCCCGTCCGAAACGAACAGAAACTCATAGCCAATGCCTTTCATCCAAGTGGCATAAACATAGCCGTTATTCACGTTGGCGAGCGTCCCGGAAATCGGAATGGTCGTGGCGGTGCTGATGCGAAATAGGCTGCTGCCAACGGTGGAAAACAAGTCTCCGCCGAACAAGCCCACTTTGGAAAAGTTCGCGCGCACCAGCCCGGATACACCGGCGGCGAGCGCGACGGAGCCGGGGCGCGATATGAGCGCGGCTTGCTCCACCTGGTTGGTGGGCGCGACTTCCAAATAGCGATTGACAAGCCGGATTTCGGGCTCCCCGGCATACTGGCGAGAATAGGCCTGGTGCCCCAGCGGCAGCGTCGTCATCACAGCCACCAATTACCGGGCAGGAAGGATTGCGACGTGCGCGGGAAATCCTGGCTGTTGTAGACCGTGGGCGCGCTCTGGCGGTAGCGGGCTTTGAGACGGGTCAGCGTCAGCTTGGCGGTCGCGATGGTCTCCGCGGCCGTGATCTTGCCGTACCGCGGCGCCAGGCGCTTGGACAGCGCGCAGATGAAAAAATCGTCAAACTCTTTCGGGAACAGGTTATCAGCGCCGAGCGTGGCAAGGTCCGCCACCAGCATCCACTTGCCCAAGTCATCACGATAGAACCAGTTCGTGGACGCAGCCGGATTGGTCAGCGTGACGGTGTTTTTGTAAGTCTGATCCGCCGGGTCTTGGATTTGCCGGCCGTTTCCGTTCAAGGTCAGGATCGCGCCAGGCGTGCCGCCGTCGCCGGCGCCGCTGCCCTGAACAACAGCCATCTGCGTGCCGGGCTCCGGCGCCTCGGGGAAATAGAGCGTGCCTGTTACGCCACCCCACACCACGCGCGAGTTTCGCGGGGGATAGGGCGCGAGATAGGCGCTGCAATAGGGCTGGTTAAGATAGCTAGCGGCTGGGAGTTGCGGGTAGTTCGCGGCCACCGGGGCGGTGCGCTGTGGAACGGGGAACAGCCACTCCGCCAGATTTTCGCCCATTTCAAAGCCAAAAATGCCGTTGATAAGGCGCACCAACGCGGGCAGAGCTTCGTTCTGCTCGTCCGTGGTGGGGCTCCTGCCAACCGCGATCAGGTTGCCCTCTCGATAGGCGGCCTGTATTAGGAGTGTCGCGGTGGTCACGGCGGATTACTCGGGCTGTGGCACCAGGGCCAGAAGTTCGGGGCCGGTGGCGGTTTCGGGGAACGCGGTTTCGGAAGCAATCAGGTGAGCCTTAAGGCTGGCCACCAGAAGGTCATACAGCGCCGGCACTTTGGCCTTTGGATCGAAAATAATGCCGCCGTCGTTCAGCACCTTGACGATTTCCTTGCGGGTCATCGGGAGCGCTTCGGGCTTTGTCTCCAGCGCCTTTTCCACACCTTCCGGCGGGTTTGCGGGATGGTAGTTAAGGTAGCCCTCCGGCACTTCGGATTCGGCTTGGAAAATCTGGTTTTCGCCGGTGATCGGGTGCCAGCGCATGCCGGGGAATTTCTTGGGTTCGCTCACAGTGGTCTCCTATGTGGCCATGAATAAAGGCGACGCATCACCCTGACACGTCGCCTCGCTTCATTCAAGTGGTGTGTTACGCGGTGAGGCTGGAGAAGTTGCCAAATTCTGTGTAGAAAACGTCCACCGTGCCGTTTACCAGCAAAGTGCCGCCGGCTTTGGTGGTAAGCCCAAGCGCGAGGTTCAGAATGTTGGAGGCGCCTTTGCTGATAAAGCGGGCGGCCGGAGCAGCCGGGCCATTCTTCTGGGCAGCAGCCGACAGCGTTCCGGCCATCACCACAGCGTCAATGGTGCTCTTGGCATTGGCGGTGGAAAGGTCGGAAAGCGCCGTAACAGCATGTCCCACAGCGATGGAGGGCGTGTCTGCGGCCAACAGGATCGCACCGTCCTTGACGCCTGTGAGATTCATGCGGGCGCCGAGAATGGCAAGGTTGCTGGTGGCGGGCCAGGTGAGAAGAGTCTGGTTGGCCACGCAGGCGGTGGTGGCACCGGCCAGTGTGAGCAGGACGTTGGTGAGGGTCAGGCGTAGAAGGCGTACGCCCTGCGGACGCTCAAAGGTGAACGCCACGCCGGTGCCCAGCGTGAAGGATGAAGCCAGAGCGGGAGTTTCCACCACCTGCGCGTCAAGCGCGTCAAGCAGGGCGTCATACGAGCCAGGCTCGATCATTTGGCTGCCGCCAATCTTTGGAAAGCCAAAACGAGTGGTTACGCCGGGATTGCCTGAAAGGGCCATGTTCGTTACTCCAAAATTTCGGGAAAGCGGAAGGGCGCCGGGGATTAGCCAGCGCCCTGTCCATTCGATTTACGTACCGCAGACGCGGGTACCCAAGCTGGGGTCCATCACTTCCGCGCCGTACATCATGTCCCAGCGATGCACATGTGCACCGGTGCTGATGTCCGAACCGCGCCAGTAGCGGATCGCCACGCCCGTGTCTGGGTCCGCCACGAAGCTCGCGACGCCGGTAAACGGCATCTGGAGACGCGCGGAGACCATGGAGATAGCGCGCTTGTTGAAAACGGGCTTCACGGTCAGTTTGGTGCTCAGGGCGCCGGCATACTGAATGAACACCGAATCCGCCGGGATGCTGTCAACCGTACCAAAGGCATTGTTGGCGTCCGTGGACGTGCCGTCATTCGTACCGGCAGCGATAATCGCCGGGCTGATGGTCAGGGTGATCGCGCCACCGGCGGACGACACAGCGTCGGCCAACACGGTGAACTGCTGGAGGTAGGGGAGCGCCTGTTGAGCGCGCCAGTCCCAGGCAAACACGTTCTGGATGGTGAACACCTCGCCCTTTTTCACAGTCTTGGCGTTGCCGCCAGTCTTGAGCAGAAGGGTCTGCGTCATGCCAATGGCGCCGGGGGTGCCCTTGACATTGCGGTAGTTCACGTTCTGAGCGCCGCCGTCAATCTGGGCGCCGGCGCTGGTACCATCACCCTGCACGCGCGTGCCGGTGGTGATGATGGGGAGCTGCTGCGAAGCAAACCAGTCCACTTCCGAAATCATCGGAATACGGACCTTCTCCAGCGCCGTGGGGTTCAGCGTCGGGGTGAAGCTGGACAGCAGCGAACCGCGAATGGCCTGGCCGTCGTCAAAGGTGACAACGCCGGACAAGGCCGAATTCGGAGCGCCCTGCGCCATCAAACGGGTATGCCCGGCCATCGCCTGCGCCGGTGAAGCAATGATCTTGGTCGGATCGGTAGCGTCGCCGCTCACGGTGCCCGGCGCGGTGCCGGCAACCCAGGAGTTGAACTTCAGAGTCTGGGAGGCAATGAACTTGTCCACGGAATGGGCGAGCGTGGAAGCCGCCGACTTCATGGTTTCGTTCTGCATCAGGGCGTTGAAGCTCTGGATATATTCGATGTCGCCCACCGAGATATGGACCTTGGAATACTGGTCCACAGTCACCGGCGCGGTGCCCACGATCAGGTCTTGGGCGGCCAGGTTCGCGGTGCCGTCCTTTTTGTCAATGAAGCGGGGCGGGCGCTTGACGTTGATGGTCAGTCCGTTTTCGTCCGTCACTTCATCCTTGAACTGACCGTCCACCAGCTTGCCAAAGACAAGCTGATTTTTCAGGAGCAGCAACATAACGTTGGCGTATTCCTGAGCATTCAGAAACTGATTGTTCACGACACATATTCCTCATGTTACCTCCGGGCGGGCTGTTGGTTGGCCATCGCCTCGAAAGCTGCAAAGTCCGTGGTTGCCGCGGACGGTTGCTTGTTTCCACCAGCCCCACGGCCGCGATTAAGCGGGAGGGGCGCTCTTGAGACGGTGCGCGGCTGTGGCTGTTCTTTGGTCTCCTGGCGTCCCGCGCCCTCGGATTCCTTGGCCTTGCCGTCCGTCTCACTCGAAAGTTTCGCCTCTTGCCTACCGAACCAAGCGGCCTGCTGTGCAGCAGAGAGCTTGTCGATTCGCCGGGCTTCCTTGGGGTCGCTGGCGAGTTGATAGAGAAGCGCGGGGCCGTGATCCGACTCGAAAAGCAGGTCACGGAGTAAAGCGGACAAGGGCCACGCGGCCGGGTCCGACTTGGGGAGTGTCACGGTGTCCAAGACGACTTCCTGGAAGTCATCAAAGGCAGCTAGGCCGGCTTCCTCGAAAGCCTCCCGTTTCTCCGTGAACTCCGCCTGCGCACGTTCCTCTGCGGCCGTGCGAGACTGAGTTTGCTGGTTTTGAGAAGTCTCGGCAGTTACCTGCTTCGCTTCGTAGCGGGCCAGCGCCCGAATAAACTTGGCGTCCACTTCGCCAAACTCGAAATCCTTCGGGTCCGGTTCTTTGTCCGCGGTGTCACTATTGGCCTTTTTCGTGTCGCCTGTCAATGGCGCCTTGCCACCTGTCTCCAGCGCGGCCAGCCGGCGCTCCAAATCGGCGGTCTTGCGTTCGGCGGCAGAGGCGCGAGCTTCGGCGCGGCGCCGGCCTTCCTGCGCGCGTTTCACGCGATCATTCACCGGTGGCTTGGCCGCTTCCTTTTTCGTGTTCAGCGCAGCCAACAGCGCTTCGTCCTCCTCCTCTTTGGTCAGCTCCTCGCCGTCGCCAAGCTTGGCGTCCGCGCGCGCCTTGTCCAAAGCGGCATCCGACTCTTCATCGGTGAGAACGACCTTGGCGGCCAGAGCTTTAGTTTCCTTGGTGTCTGTCTTTTCGCCAGCCTTACCTCGCGGCGCTTCTTCGCCGGCGACTTTAAAGCCCGCGGCAATTTCTTCATCCGACAGGTTGGAATCGCCAGGCCCCTTGGTGGTGGTGTCGGCCTTCACGGTTTCGCCGTTGTTGGTGCTGAAACCGGAAAATTTCGCCATTTCCTGAGCGACAGTGGGGCCGGCGTTTTGAACAGTCATGAGCAGTCTCCTGGGTTAAATTCCGTCTGCGATTTTCACGGTCTCAAGTGAGCCGCGAAGTTCACGGTCAGCCGCTTGGCTGGCCACGTTCGTTTGCTTGATTTGCGTCTCCACCGGTGCCAAACCGGCGTCCACCACGGCCTTGTGTGCCTTGGCGTTGTTCAGCGCGGTTTCGCTCTGGCCCTTCAAGAATTCGCCAATCGCCTGGTAAAGCGCAATCTGGGACTGCGTATTTCCGGCGGCTTCCTTGCTCATGGCGGCCTGCTGTTCCTCCGGCGTCATGTCCTTTGGATTGAGCACGCCCGGCGGCAGCATCAAGCGCAGGCGGCGCGCAATTTCGTCCGCCATCGGCCAATCCTGGGCCTGTACCAGCAGGTCTGCGATTATCGCGGCGGTCTGCGGCATGGCGTTAATCAGCGTCATCATGTTTTCGGACGCTTCAATCCGCTTGGTTTCCGTGGACGGGCCGGTGGAAATGGTGACACTGTACTTGCCCACGGTGATGTCATTTAGCGGATGGTCGGGGTCCGCGGCGTTGGGCTGGTTAATGGCGGTCAGCTCTTGCTTTCCATCAGCGCCAAGCACTTTGATGATGCGCGGCGTGTCATAGGTGTAGGAAATTAGTTCGTCTATGATTATCCCGCCTTCCTCGATCGCCATGTTCAGGTTGTCGTGATAGATGATGGTGCCCGTGTCGCTCACGCGCTGGCGGGCCATGATCGCCGCGCCGGACACTTCGTTTGAGGGCATGCCCAAGTTGGCTTCGTGGATGTTGGACACGTCTTTGATGTCCTGCGCGGTCATTTCGGACGCGCCGATAAAGGCCGATTCTATCTGAGCCGGCGGGATGCGCTCTGGCTTTTGGCCAGAATCGGCGTTCCAAACCAGCAACGGATTGTCTGTCAGGTGGCTTTCACGCCATTCCTTCTCCCGGCCGGAAACGGCTGTGTCAGCAGCGGTCCACACGCCGCGGGGGGTCTGCTGCATGCGCTCCGCCCACACGCTGCGGAAAAAGTTATGGAGGCGCTGCGGGTCCTTCAGGAAGCGAGTCAGGCCCCAGCGATGTGTCCATTCGCCAACCCGCACTTCCCAGCCAGGAACGCGCAGTACGGGCACGCGCGAAATCTCCAGGCGGTAGGGACCCTCCAGGATGTCCAGGCCAGAACATTTGTACATTTCGGCGTAAGGCTTCATCACCTCGCGCATAATCGGGCTGCCGTCACTGCGCTGAACGACACTTGACAGGGCGTCCGCGGCCTTCTGGGCGTCATAGTTGGGGTGTTTTTCGTCCAACACGTCGGTAAGGTCTTGGGTGGTGCCGTCGTTCGTGAGGGCCAGCGTGCGTGGCTCGCGACACAGGCGCCAATAGTCCACAATACGCACGTCATCCATGGCTATCCAGCCATTCATGCGCAGATCGCCCCGCAGGGTCACATCAATGGCGATGTCCGCGGCCGTAGCCCATGGGTATTTCTTGTAAAAGTCACCGCGCTTCAAGGTCTCCACCACGAACACGTTTTTAGCGTCGCGCCCGGTGGGGTCTGTGCTCATGCGATCCCAAACCACCGCCAAGTGGTCCGCTATCGACTCAATGCGAATTTCCTGGTCGAAAACGTCGTCCGATTCATAGTCCAGCACGATCTGGAAATTTCCGATTCCGCACATGACCGCGCCGGCCAGTGCATTGTCATAGGCGACTTTGGCGCGGCTGGTTTTCTGGATGGACCGCAGCAGCCCTTCGCGCAGCTTCGCGGTATCCACGGTGCCGCCGTTGTCGGGCAACACCTTCATTACGGTTTCGTTTTGCCGGCGCTGGCCTACGATTGTGGCCACATAGGCGGGCATGCGGTTGACGGTTATTACCGGCTTGCGCGCGGCTTCGCGGCGTTGGCGGGAGCCTTCCTCCCACTGGTTGCCCACGACAAACTGCAAATCCTCAAGCGCAGCCTCGCGGTTATTCCGGTCAAATTGGATATTGTCATAGAAGGTCGTCCGCATGTCGCGGAGAAATTCTTGCTCGTCCTCAAAGCCGTCCGGGATCGCAAAATCCGGCTTTTCAGCAGTCGGATTCGTGTCCTCTGCACGCGCATTCGCAGACATTTAAACTAGCCCATCCATCCAAAACCGCCGGTGGGCGGTAGGGGAGCATAGCTTGGCGACACGTCAGGGCGCAAGCCCGTAGTGTCACCATACCTCACGGGTGGCGCATCGCCACTTGCATAACTCGTAAAGAATTCGTTGAAAGCGAAGGTCAGCGCGATGGAATCGGCCAAGTCCGGCGAGCGAATGCCGCGTTTTTTCAGTTCCATCTTGCTTTCCAACAGAAAATCGTTGTTGAGCTGGGGAATGAGCTTCGGCGCGCAAATATCGCTCTGGAGCGCGCCCATGTCGGGTATCTGGACGCCTTCCGCCTGCATCAGCCACTCCAAAAGACGCTTCCACATTTCCGCGCGGCGGTTTTTCGGGCCTGGCACTTTCGGCTGTGCCACTTTGGCCTGGCTGGTGGCGCCGAAGTTCACGCCGCGCACCACTTCCACATATCGCGGGCCGCATGAGCGTAGGCCGGTGATGATGTCCGCGCCGATGTTGCCCGCATCTATATTCACGCGCGCCGGGCGCAATTCGTCAATGAGCGTTTTAACCCAGGCCGTGCCCTCAATATGGTTGATTTTGTTGCGGTAAAGCGTCCAAAGGACACGATTTCCGCGTCGCGCGCTGATGGAGAAGCGATCGCCGCCGTTGCTCGCCGGGTCCACGCCCAGAATGAGCGGCCCGACGCCATCAATCCCGGTGCGCTTGCGGGCGCGCATCACCAGAACGCTGGCAATCATGGGCTCCATGCCAGGCGGAGCCGTCCACGCTTCGGACGGATCAGCGGGGTATTCGCGCTTGAAGGTCTCCAGGCTGCGCAGCTCAATTATTTTGTTGCGGCGCCAGCACATTTGCCCGATGGCGAGTTTCCAGGTGTCCGCGTATTCCTGTTCCGACATTTCGCCGTCCGCTTCGGGCTCTTTTTGCAGCTCGAATCCGGCAGGCGGCGGGCGGCTGTATTCTTTTGACAGCCACCAAGGCAGGAAAATGGGGATGTAGTCGCCGCGGCCGGCTTCGGCGTCCTGCCAGCGCTCATAGAATTCCCCGCTCGCGCCGGCGGAGGTGGATTCCAAAATTACCTCAGTCCCGGCCAACAAAGGCACGCGCTGGACGGACGCCGCGAAATGCGCCGGCGCATTGGCCCAAAAGCCAACTTCAGAGCCGTGCAAAAGGCTGGAGGTGCTGCCGCGCCCGCCTTCCTTGCTGCCGGCCGTGGCGACAGCGTAAGAGCTTTCCAGCTTGTCAAAAATCAGCTCTTTGGCATTTGAGGCGCCAACATGGGGTGCGAGCGGGTTGAACCGCTGGTAGCGATCCACCATGGCGAACAGTTTGTCTGACGACGCCTGCTCATGGCTCAGAATGTAAACCACCACGCCGCCGCGCATGCTGGCCTTGTGGTAGTAGCGCCCGCCCACATAGGTGGAAATGCCCTGCTGGCGGCCTTTGAGCACCAGGGCGCGCACCCAGCCGTGCTCCTCACGCTGCGCCTCCAGGCGCGCGTGCAGCTCCTCTTGCGCCGCGTTGAAAACCAACGGCTCAATCTGACCGGCTTTATCGCGGACGCGCAGGCACTCTTTGGCGAAATATGGCAATTCGGCGCGCAGGCGGGATAGCCGGGCCAACTTGGGGTCCAGCTCAGCCACGGAGGCGCCTCGCCAGGAGCAGGAAGGGGATACCGCTCAGGTCCAGGGGGATAGACCGCTGGCGAGGCTTTCCGTGCGGGGAGACACCGCGCAGTCGTAACGCTATGACATAGTGCTGTAGCATGTCAACTGTCCTCCTCTGGCACGTCCACAACATCGTCATGGACGCGGCTAGAGGTGCCGTTTATGACTTGCGCGCGGTCTGAGGCGTCCAGCCGCTTAAGCATTTCCTCCAACGCTTCGTTGTTGCTGGTGGGCTCAGTGGCGGCGGCGCGCGGCAGGCCTTTCTGCCACATTTTCATGAATTCCCAGTAGGATTCGTTGTTGCGGTTCGCTTCGGTATGCAGCCGCTCAACTCCGCCCAGCATTTCAAAAACCGTGTCGCAGATTTCATGCCGGCGACGCGCGCTCATGTGCGGCATGAGCTGGCCGCCAGGCAGAGTCAGAGGGAATTTGGAAGCTTCGGACATAGCAAGGTGACATAGCATCAGAACACGCGAGGGTCAAAGCCATGGCGGCGGCAAACCAGCTTCGCGAGGCGTTGGAATCCTGCGCCGTGGTTGTCGCGCAGGCCTAACTGGTCCTGGCGGATGTGGACCATTTCGTGGGCCATACATTCATTCAGTAGGCTGATGCTTTTTACTTTGTGCGCGGACACCGCAATTTCATGCCGCCCGCCCGGGGCTTGAACAGAGTAGGCGCGGTGATGCGCATGGCGATCGCGATGCATGCTCACCACAAACTCAACATCGTCAGGATGTGGAAGCTTCCAACGGCGAAAAGGAAGGGTAGTCACTAGCAGCCGATAACTGGCTTCCAGCGTTTCCGGTGTTAAGTGCAAAGCCCCCTCCCAAGGTCAGCGTTTCCGCGGGGGATGGAGGCGGTCTGCTTCGGCCGCCATGGCGCGCTCAATGCCGCTGGTGTTGTGCTGCGGCGGTGACGCTGAGCGGGCCTGTAGCGGCGCGCGGGTGGGCCTGGCCTGCTGCGGCACGATATTCCCGTCAATCTGCACCGGCCCGGCGGGCTGCGGCGCTGGAACAGCAGGACCGTTCAGGAAGTTATTCATTTTCGCACCGGATGCTTGGCGTCGGCGTGGTCGCGCATGGCTTTATCTATGCCCGATGTCACATGCCCTTGGTCCGCAGAAGCGAACTCTCTGCCCACCGACTGCGGCACACCTCCATATCCGCCAGGGGTGTGTGCAGCGGCTTCCATGAGACGGTGCTGTGCTGGCGATTTACTGGGCATTATTTGAACCCTGCCAGCAGCGAGGCAGTGGTGCCAGTGGACATGACCTGCTTGGCCTGAATCGGCAGTAGTGTGCCAGTGGGCACGGCAGAAAACAGGACCGAAGTGCCGGCGGGCGTAATCACGGTCACGTCACCGACACTGCCAACCCAAATGCCGTTCAGCGGCGGGGAGTAAATCGTGGTGTCGCTCTTGGTGACGTTCTGCCCGTCGCGCGCCACGGTGAGGTTGAGAAGGGCCATGGCGGTCAGTCCCAGTCCGCGCCGTAGACGGGCTTCCGCTTCGGAACCGGATGTTTTTCATCCGCGTGCGCCGACAGGGCGGAATCAATACCGGACGTGCCCGTGGTTGAGCGCACGAAATCGCCCGGGCTTTTACCAACGACGGTGGCCGCAGGCTTTTTCGCCAGCGCCGCGCCAATGGTGTTCATCGTGTTGCTGAAATTGTCGGGAAGGCCCATCACTCGGCATCCTTTTTCGCTGCGGCTTCATCGCGAAGCTGCTTTTCTAAGGCGTCCAGCGCCAGGAAAGTATCTTTCAGAGACTTGGGCTTGCGCAGAATCAGCCACAGGGCGAAGCAGAACAAACCCAACAGGCCCAACAGGAGAATTTCCACGGTACACCTCGAATGAGGCGCTACGCTATGGCAGGTCGCTACCTGGTGTCAAGCTGCCACTGTCCTGGTCCGCGGCGATCGCCTGGAGCCGGGCCAATTCCGCCCGTAGCGCTTCCACGTTTTTGGTATAGCCGGGCTTGGTTTCGCCGTTGCTGGTGCGCGCCTCGATCATGGATTCAATCTGGGCAATGCGGACGTTGGGCATCACACGTTCCTGTCATGAGCGGACACCACGAACACCCGGCACTCCGCTTTCCAAGTCTCCTGGAAGGCGTAGGCGGTGGAGCTGTTCTCCTCCAGGTGCGCGGCATCATAGGATTTCACCAACTGCCGACACACGGCCAGGCTCTTGGTGCGGATGAACTGGGCGTCGTCAACACTTCCGCCCTGGTTAAGCGCGAGCGCCACGAACACAAAAACGATAGAGGCGGGCAACAGCATGGCCAACTCCAAAAACCAAGGCTGGGGGCCGCGCGCGGTATTGTTCACTGCCCGATATTTCCACAACCGTGAACCCTCGGGCTTAGCGGGGTTGCGGCCCCAGCACCGGCGGAACCTAGGCGCGGCGCTGTGACGTGTCAAGGCGCTTGCGCAAATCGCGGGTGATGTGTCGGACCCCACCAATTTTATGCCGGTCCCAGCTCGCGAACTGAAACCCGGCAACGGCGAGCGCATCCAACGCGGCCTCCACATGAGCCTTGCTGAACCCCGGCGCATTCACCCGCAGCCCTTTGAGTACCGCCGTTTTCCCGTCAACGCTGGAATAGCCGCAGATGAATTCCCACGGATCGCCGTAAGTCCGGCACGCCGGGCCGGCGCGGACAAGGCCGCTGAGACTTTCCACAAAAGCGTGCATAGCCCGGGGACGCTATGGGCGCGCTGGTTAACGTGTCAAGGCACTACGTCAAACCACGTCCACTGGACATGTACGAACATCGTTACTGCGTTTCCGCGTCACAATGCTACTATAAATATAGTACTGACCTCCAAAATTTGGGAAATATCGTGAGCGAGCACCATAACGGCGCAACGCAGCTCCAAAATATAAGGTACCCCCGGGGAGGTGGCAGGGCGAAATTAGAGGGGACGACGTACTAGATGCTGCGTGTACGTAGTGACTACGTTACCATGGATAGCGTGTGCACTGCGTTACCCCGTTACATGGTGATTTGGAATGGATCGAATCGGGATGGGCTTGGCGCTGGGTGACGCAGGGCAGGGCGGCACGTGGGCACAACGCTACTACGTTATATAGTAGCGCTGGGAAATTCGCGGGTGAGAGTGACGGCGTTTCTGCGTGGGTAACGCGGGATACGGAGCAACTGAGGGGCGCCGGCGGGGAGCAACTGGGGCCGGCGGCCAAACAATGCTATTACACCTTGGCAGATGTTATACAGGGACTATCTTTCTACTTTGTGTGGGAAACAATGCTAATATAATAATATAGTACAATAGTAGCATTGTTTGACCCCTAAAGTAGAAACGCCCTTTTTGGCGTCATTCTATACCAATTACGGTAAAACAACAGTAGCGCCAAAACGGGGCTACTAAGACACTCGGCGCGACAACCGCCAACGCTATCACATAACACAGTAGCAAAGTTCGCGACGCTCACCAGGCGGCCCGCTGCATTTTGTCATGTTTGGTGATGGTTCATTAACCCAACCGTCAAGTGCTACTGTATTGTAGCGACATGTCATAGCGATTCTGCTTGCAAGGTGACGCAGAATGGTGTCTCTAGGTGACAGCAACGGCATAGGCCGCTGCGTTATCGGCGCTTAGCGCTGCAAGGTAAGGGACTAAAACAATGGCTCACAATATCGACATGTCGAATGGCCGCGCCAATATGGCGTTCCTTGGCGATCGCGCCGACATCTGGCACCGCTTGGGCCAGGGCATGCTGCCCGGCCAGTCTATTCAGGAATGGTCAAAGGCGGCCGGCCTGGACTGGACCGCCATTAAAGTGCCAGCGCTGGCGATGCTTGCCGGCCCACAGTGGGATCATATCGAACCGGCCAAGCGCTTCATGGAAGTGGAAGGCCAGCGCCACGTGGTGCGCAGCGATACCGGCCGGCCGCTGGGCTATGTCTCTGACCAGTACCAGCCCGTCCAGCCCGTGGAAGTGTTGGAGTGGTTCCAGCAATACATTGGCGTTGACGATCGCTTTGCGCTGGACGTGGCGGGTTCACTCAAGAATGGGGAAATCATCTGGGCAACTGCGTCATTCCGCGACTCGCTCAACATCGTGGGCGAGGAGCACAAGGCGCGGTTGCTTATGACAACCACGTTCGATGGCAGCGGCGCTACCATCAACAAGGCCACGATGACGCGTGTGGTTTGCAACAACACTCTGGACGCCGCGCTGTCCGATAAAAAGGCCACAATCCGCACGCGCCACAATACCAAGTTTAACGCGGATCGCGTGGGCAGGGAGCTTGCCACGATCGCGGCCGGTTTCGAGCACTACAAGGCCATGGCGGAGGGCATGGTTGCCGTCCAGCAGAGTCAGGCTGACGTGTCGAACTTTTTCAAGGCCATGCTGGACATCCCGTTTGACGCCAAACAGGACGACATCAGCGGCCGCAAGATGAATCAGTTCCGCGCGCTGGGCTTGGCCTACAAAGAAACCGTCATGGAGGGCACGCAGGCCGGCACGGCATGGACCGCTCTTAACGCCATTACCCGGTGGATTGACCATGACCGCAGCACGCGCGGCGGGGATAACAAGATCGAGGCGCAAGTACTGTCCGCCAATTTCGGCAGCGGCGCGCAGCTTAAGGCCAAGGCAGTAGAGCTGCTTATGCCGGCGATCCGGTTCCCGGAATTGCTGGCCGCCTAGTGGTTTGAGGTTTGGGCGTGCGCAGAAAGCCGCGCCCTCTCCTGAGACCATGAAGCGGAGATAGACAGTGCAAACAGATACCCCAAAATATGACGGCCCGCGCAGTTTCCGCGCGGTGAACAATGACCCCCAAGTGCGGCGCATTGCTGAACGCGTGGCGCTCCAGCTATCTGCCGAATCGGGCAGGGCTTACGCCGTCCGCTATCACGACCACTACAACGATTATTCTGTGGTGGGTGATTTTGTCGTGGTGCCGCTGTGAGGTACCGAATCGAGAACCAGGACGGCCGCCGCGCCGGCCATGTGGACGTGGAAAACGGCGATCTTATCGCCATGCGGGACGCCTTCGCGAACATGTTCGATAAGCCCATGCGCGATTGCATCCTGCGCGGCAGCATCAACAAACAGGAGGATGGGAAAACCCGCATTGTCCCGCGCGACGCCAAGGGCAAGTTTTTGTTGAAACAAGGGAAAATGGTTTTCTTTATCGCCACTCCCCACCACGATGGACACGGCACATGAAACAGAGCAAACGCGGGCCGGCGTGGATACCGGCGGGCAATGTTCAATTCAGCCCCGTGCCTTGCAAGCTGCTGCCCGTAACCCAAAGTGGCGGGGAAGAATATGTGCGGGCTGATAGGAACGACCCGTTCCCGTACGCTGGCCAGCCCTTTGACCAGTGGGCGCGGGGTGACTTGGTGGTGATACAGCGCAAGCTTTCAGCTTGGTATCAGGGCAAAGGCACCGTTCACTACGAGTCATGGGAAGCCGGTACCCGCGCGAGCATTCCCAGCGCTAAAACCATGGTCATTGACCTAGGGAACGGGTCCAGGGCGCGGCTCAACCGCTCCCGAGACG